TACTATAGAAAAAGTGTCAAAGTGTCACTTTGGCTTACTAGTGTTGGTATACAACAATAATGATTGCCAAATTGTCTTAATAAAAAGTGTCAAGTGACAGAAAATAGTGTCACTTTAGGTCCAATCACAGATTGCTCGCACGAGAAGCGATTCGTTTTCGTGTTGTTTCTGTTTCTTTTCCCATACCTATACATAATTGAGATATAGTAATTAACATAATGACAGAGGAGAAGTTTTGGGATAAGTTCAACGAGAAGCACAACTCGAGATATCACTATGCCACGAAAAACAAAACGAAGATTAAGCTTAAACCAAAGCGCCAGAGACGTTATCCCTTATTCAAAGGTCAGAGTTGAGTGGATTGATATCTTAAGTGACAGTGGTTGGGCTGATGAAAAAGGTTTTAACAAAATGCAATTAGCATATCCTGTTAATGAAGGTTGGCTGTACAACAAAGATAGACTTGCTATTAAGTTGTTTGCTTCTTATGATCGGGAGGATGATGGGTCTTTGACTTTTGGAGATCGTACGATGATTCCTGTTGCATGTGTTAAGAAAATGGTTAAGATAAGTTAGAAAAGGAGTAAAAAAATATGCCGTTAAGTAAATATATACCAAAAAAAGGATATAAGAGAGGACAATCTAAAAAAGCTAAAGGTGGGAGAATAGGCAAACAATTAGGTGGTGGATTTGCTAGACCATTAGGTGTGCCTGGAGCAGCTGGAGCAGCGGGACCATTGGGAGCCCGAAGATTCAGTAAAGGTGGTTCAAGTAAGAAGTAGAAGTAGAAGAAGTAGAAGTAAATGAATCCTGACCATATATATTATTTGGCAGTAGTAATTATTTTGCTTTCTTGTTTTTGTCTTCTGACTTTAATACCTCGGTAACCTCTTCTGGTAATGCCTCAACTTGCTTCGCGTTCAGAATTGGTGCGTAATCATCTAATATTTTTTTCATTTTTAATTCTAATTCTTCCTCTGATAAG